GCAGCAAGCACGGCTTTGAAATCCAAGTCGCGGGCAAATACCACCCAATACCTGCGCGTAGCTTCGTCGAGCTCGTCCCATGCACGGTCGCTTGTTACAAGCCGCTCGGCGCGAAATTCTTCGTAAAGCTCCAGCGCGGTCAGCTTCGCTTGCCTTTCTGCTGATGGCCGGTCGTCTGCCTGAACAGGAGTAGCGAGAGCGCGGTAGTCGTCCAATTTCCTGACCAACTGGTTCACGCGGTCCACCACGTTACCGGACAGCTCGGGCAGGTCGAGCGCGGCAGTCAGGGCGGAATAGTCGACCGCCACCGCTGTGCCCTTCGCCCCACCGCCCTCGACTTTGTGCTTTGTGGCACAGCCGCGAGTTCCCCGCTCGCATACACGGCTGGAAAATTCGCTGTATTCACACGGTTCGTTCTCGCTCGCCCCGCACTTCGGGCATGCCTCCCCGCTCGCGCTACTAGCCGCGCCCAAGGGCAAGCCCGATGCCGCGACAGGGTTAGCCACGCACAGCGCCTGCATTTCGACGTGCGTCATGTTCTGGCGGTCGTCGCTGGCCACCACTTGCACATGATCAGGCCCGAATATCAAGTGACCCTTGGGAGCGCCTTGCACTGGCGATGCGGAAAATGCTCCGGCTTTGGCTTTGGCGCACCACCACGGATTGCCGAACTCATCGGAGCAAATGTCGCAGTTCGCGCGGCACTCTGCCTCGTTCGTTGGTGCTGGGTTCTTGTCGCTCATGCTGCACTTCCTTTCTTGGCTTGCTGTGCGAGGATGGCGCGGCACGACTTGATTGCGAGCATCACAGCCCCTTCGCGCGAGTTTCCTGTCGCGTTCCAGTTGGGATTGCTCTTGCGCATCTCGGCATGCACGGCTTCGTCGGTCAGCCCTTCGGCTGGCTGGGTGGCGAGAGCCGATTCCAGTTCAGCGATTCGGGCATCCTTGTGTGCGCGGACTTTGTCGAACACGCGGGCTTGATAGGCTGCGCCCACTTCGCGCTGCTGCGCGCCGTAGGTGGTGATGAACTCGACAAGCTTCGTCCGGCCACCAGCGGAAATGTCCGTGTAGTAGGACTGCACAGCATCCAAAATCTGTTGAAGCGCTGCCGTATCCACTCCCTCCGCTACTGGCGGGGCGCTCTTGCTGCGCTCGTTGGCGAGTTGGGACAACAGACTGTCGCTGTCATCAATCTCACGCCGCAACCTTACCAGCGGCGTTTCGTCATCTTTCAGGTACGACGACCAGTCCTCTTGTGGCTGGTTCAGTGCAGCACCGATCCACTTGGCGCGCGCTTCGTCCACCGCATCATCGGCATGGTGGTTTAGCTCCAGCACGCCGCCACATGGCATGACGATTTGCCACGGAGTGTGGTCGCCCAGCTCTCCGACTTTCAGCACGCGAAACGGCTTGTCCTCCGGCCACTGGCAAGCATCCGGCCACTTCGCCGCTGCTGGTGCAATAGGGATGGTATAGAGCGTGCGCGCCTCGAAGAAGTCGTCCACGCGGGCGTAAGCTTCATCGCGGGGCGCGTCGTACCACGGATGGGCTACCAGCCTCCTGCGGAATTGGTGAACCTCTTGCGCTACTGGCGTGGCGCTTCCTGCCGTGCGAGTGGCGAGAGCGCTGTTCACAGCATCGATCAACGCGCGGCGCTCTTCGTCGTCGCTATGGAAGGCATCTTCTTCCGGGTCGCCAGTCGGGCCAGCTTTCCAGTCCATCACGCCTGCGCCGATCAGCTTAAGGATTACGTCGACCATCTGCTCGGTGCTTGGCTGGGCCTGCGCTGGGGCAGCGGCAGTCGAATCGTAGGCTTCGCGCGCCGCTTTACGCAACTCGCCGTCATTTAGCGTTTGGGCGATGGCGCACATCGTGGCGCGCAGCATGTGGATTGCTTCGTCTTGGGTCATCGCTGCGGCTTGGGTGGTATTGGTGGTCATGGGTCAGTCCTTATTGTTCAGGCCAATTGCTGTTGATCCGCGCCATCGCTTCGCGGCTTAGGCTCTGCTGGTCAGGGCCGTGCCCCGGCATGCTTCGCTCCAACTCCAGCGAGGCGCGGCGGTCGCAACCGCGCGAGCACACCCAGCCGCCGAAGTAGTTCTTCTTTGCCGCCGCGCCGTTGCTGCCATCAGCGCGCGGTATGTAGGCGCTGCCGCCCTTCCAGTACGGGTTGCCGTTCAGGTGCCGGCCGCATCCACGGCAAACGGCTTGTGTGTCGGTGCATGAGTACATTTACGCGCCCTCCTTGTCGGCGTCGTTATCAAGTGGGCAGTGGCGTCCGGTGGCGCGTGGCTCGCCGTCGCGCAACTGCGGGCATTGGGCGTGCGAGCAATCGCCGTCGCGGGCGGCAGCGCAGCGGGTAAGCGGCTTCGCGCCCTCCTTGTCGGCGGGAGTGCGCTGGCTGTCTGCTGCGGCCGATTTTTCGCTTTGCTCGCAGGATTTGTGCTCGCAGTCGCCGGTATAGCCGCAGTATTTCAGGCCGACGATGACGAAGCCGCACATCGCGCGGGGCTGGATCATGCCGTGTACTTTGCAGGTAGGCTTGTTCATTACTGCTCCCCTTGGCTGTTGTTGGTCGGGCTGTCTGCTGCGGCCAAATTCGTGCGCGCGAAGCAGGCGACCGGGCCGTCTTCGGTGTCGGTCAGGAACAACAGGAACCAGCCCTCGCCATCGGGCAGGGCGGGCGACCATTCGAGAGGGAGGCTTCCTTCGCCTGCCATGTAGCGCTCGAATGCCGCCTCGGCTGCGCTGTCGTCTTCCATCAGCGAGTGCGACACTTCCAGGTGGTTTTCGTCCAGCCATGCATTCCATTCGGCGCCTTGGCCTTCATCGAATTCCGGCAGGTCAGGGTGGCACCAGTAGCCATCTTTGGTCGGGGTTACTGGCGCGGCGGTGATCGTCTTCATGGCTTATCCTTGGTTTTCGTTATTGGTCGGGGTCGGGCTGTCTGCTGCGGTAGAGCGGATAGCAGCGTCGAGTTTCGCGAGCGTTGCGCGAGCGTCCTTAACCCGTATCGTCACGCCGTCCTGTACGAACGGGCGCAGCAACATCGCGGCTTCCCGCAGCGCCCGCTCTGCATCCCTGCGCGCTACAGCTACACGGCGGCTGTCCCATGCATTAATGAAGTCGTACAGTTCTTTGAGGGCCGAGGCGTGCCCGTTCGTGTTGATGACGTTGCGAATCAGGAGCGGCAGGCCTTCGGCGTCGATGATGCTTTCGCTCGTATCGCCGCCCTGGCGCGCGGCACCGGCCATGTGCGGCTGTTCGACCGCTCGCTCAACGATCAGCGCTTGCAGCTCCGGCGATCCGTACTGGCTCGGGTTGTGCGGCTGCTCGACTTCCTGCGCGACCGGAGCAGCAACCTCTCCAGTTTCGGCAAAGTGCTGGAGCGTCGGTAGGAGCGCGGCAACCTGATCTTGCGTGAGGTGCATGCGGGTGTCGGCAATGTAGCCCTCCGGCATTTCGACGGGTTGCCAGCTCTTCCCCGGCACCATCACGCGCGGGTTTGCATCGGTGCAGCCGAACCAGATTGCCGCCTCGGAGGCGAGGCTACTGGCTTGCAGCGAGCACGGCACGCCGTAACGGTCGGTGAACTTGATGATGCCAAACCCGCGCGGCGTATGCTCCAGTTTCAACGTTCCATCGCTTGCGGCCGCCCGCTCTGCTTGCGTGCTCTGCTGCGCGGTCGAAATCCACCCCAGTTCCTCGGCGCTCTTTGCGTCTGGCATATCGTCGTAGCCGACAAGCAGGTATGCATCAGCAGCGATCCTCTCACGCATCGGCGCGGGAAACTCGCCACGGTTCTGCGGAAGCCAGAAGCACAGAGCATCATGCAAGCGCTTCATTTCGGCGGCGGTGTCGCTGTCGCCCCGATCTGCTGGAGCATCCTGCGCCTCTGCTTTCGCGACATATTGCACGGCATGACCATCCTCTCTAGCGAACTTCCAGACCTTTAAGCCCTCATGCTCATTTACCGCCACCAAGGATGGCGTGGCCTGCCTTTCGGCTTCGGTTGGCGCGCGGAAGCCGGCGCTAAATACTGCTAATCTCGGCGCGCTCTGCTGCTCTGCTGGCGCGGCGGGTGGTACTGGAGTAGCGGCTTCTGCCGGGTTCAGCGTGAAGTGCGCGCGTTCCGCTTCCATCAGGTTGTAGAGGTTATCGCCCCTGTTGTTGGTGAAGTAAGTTGCGACCAGCTCCGCCAGCTTGGCGCGGTAATCGTAGGCAGGCACCGCACCGCCCGCGTCTACGCTGCCAGCCGGTGCCGCGCGCAGGGCGGCATTACGTGAAGCATGATCGGGCTGTTCTTCCTTGGCCTGGCTGGCGATGGGAGCGGCATCGGAAGGCAAGCGTGTCCACTCGCATTTCTGCTCGACCGGGAAGATTGCGTCGCCCTTGCTCGACCAGTATTTGTGGATCGTGTTGAAACTGGCGAGGCTCTTGGCGTTCCCTTGCAGCGGGAAACGGATCAGGATTTCCGTACCATCGGTCGGGGCCGAATCCATTCCTTGCCACAGCGGGGCGGGCTCGGGTGCCGCCTTAGTAGCGAGAAGGGCGGCAACGTCGGCGAAATTGAGGAAGGAGCCGCGCGGGTTTTCCATCACCGATGCGACACCGCCATGCACAATTGCGGGAGAGTAGCGCGTCAGACCGACCACATCGGCCGCAGGAGTGGCGAGAGGGGAAGTGCTTTCTTTCGTATTTCCGCCCACGCGCGGAACCGGTGGCGTTTCGACTTCGCGCGCTGCGTCGATTGCTTCGCGCAGACTGCCGCAACCCCGGAAGCCAACGCCGCCGCCCATTGGCGAGCCATTCACCAGATACGGATAGCCGAAACCTGCAAGCTCGTCATAGTGAGGCACCGATGGGTGGCTACTCGACATTGCCGATTCCAGCCAGTCAAGCCGCGCGCTGTCTTGGTCGGCTGGCTCGGTGCTGGCAGTAGTGGCGAGCGGCGACATGTCAAGCGTGTCTTTCATGCCGCTGAGGTATTCGACCACGTAGGAAGAATTAACCATGCGCCCGCCCTTGGCCTCGAAGTGCATCGCAGCGCTGTCCAGTGTGTTGATACGCGCCGTTTCCAGTTCGGCCAACAGTTCAAGGATGGCGGCAGGCGTTGCCGCATTGGTGAACTCGTAGGCTTCTGCGGGTTGGTGCGCGAAGTCCCACGTACCAGAAGCCGCCAGTGCCAGCTCTTTCAATTTGTTCTTGTCCATTTTCTTCCCTTGGTCAGTATTGTTGTTCGCGGAACTTCACATTGTTTTCTGCGCCCCAGCAGGCGACGTACTCGATCAGGCTTGCCATGCGCTGAATCGACATCAGCGCCGAGCTTTCGCGGATGTTGACGAACTCCCCGCACAGGCCCGGCACTACATCAGTGCCCAATCCGGTTTCGATGGCGTGCGCGCTTATAAACAGAACTTTCCATTGCGCCAGCTTGAGCGTGCGCTCCATGTACTTCGCCTGCCTCGCTACGTCGCCGCACATGGCGTGAAACCGTGCGTTTTGGACGAGTAACCGATCCGGCGGCCCGACTCGCACATGGTCGCCAACTTCAAGCGCCTGGATCTGTTGGCAGATATGACGCTTGTTGGTCGGGCTGACCACGTAGAGGCGCTTTTCGGTCATGCCGACGCCCGCAACTTCTCCAAAACCTCTGGATAGTTGTCGTGAAGTTCCGGCCAGTCCTCGCCCGGCTCCAGTGCCTCAACTGGAATGCGGCCAGCCATAGCTGCAAAGCGCACGCCGGGATGTCTCGCGCCTACCATCGCTAACCAGCCAGCGCAGGGAAATTCCGCGCCGTCCTTCGACTGGTGACACGAGAACATCGGTGCTCCAAAGTCAGGTCCATACCCGCGCTCATTGGGGCAGCACCGGGCAAGCCCCTCGGCCTTTTCCAGATCAAAATGCGGAATGTCGGTGGCATCCTGATCGACGCGCCATGGGCAAGAGGCGCACGGCTTGGGCAGCGTTGTGAGCGCGCAGGATTCTGGTTTCGTGCTCATGCCGCCAGCCTTTCCCGCGCCTTCACGAAGTCAGCCGCGAGGCCCACCAGCAAGCCCGCCGCTTCCAGTTCGTTAATCCCATAGGCATCCGATACCATCACGATCACCTGATCAGCAGTGCTCTGCAAGGTGGCGCCAGCGTCGATTGCCTCGTCTTGTGCGCTGTACGATTCCGGGCGGCGAGCGCCGGCAAGGCACTTGTCGTGACAAGATTGGAGGCGGGCGGCCTCGGCAGCGGCTTCGTCGGCGGACATGGCGTAGACGGAGTTCATGCGGCCTCCTGGTCTTGGGCTGCGCTGATATGGCGGATGAGCGCCGCGCAGATCGAGCGGAAGTCCGATTCGTGATACAGGACTGCGGCCTTGTCGCGCCCAGCAGGCTCAAAGCCGAGCGCACGAAGAAAGTCGGCGGTCAGGCTGAAACCGAGGCGATCGGCGATCTGGCCGAGTCGCAGGTTTGGGGGCGTCGTTGGGGCGGTCGGGCGCACCACCTGGAACGGAGCCGCGATTGCCGGGTGGGCAGCTTGGAAGCGAGTCGCGCCCTCGGCTTCGTTGGCGGCTTGCACTGCCGGCGACAGTTCCGCGCCCTCGGGCTTGGTCTGCGCCGCCACCAAGTCAGCCGTTGCCTGCTCTTCCGCGCGAACTTTCGCCGCCCGCTCTTCCTCGGCCTTCTTGTGCTCAGCAATGCGGGTCGTCACGACCAGCTGGAAGTCATCCATCGGCTTGGCGACCAACTGCCGCAGGTCGGCGAACAGGAGCGGGTAGTCGCTCGCGGCTTCCCTGTGCCATGCCAGCTTTGCGCGGATATCCGTTGCCGAGTCATTCGCGGCGATCTTGGCCGACGCCAGCAGGGTATCGACCGCATCGTGCAGGCTTGCCAGCGTGCGCTTGTTCTTCATCGCGCCCGCGAAGTCCGGAACGGGCAGGGCGATCCGGATCGGCCTGATTTCGGCCTCCAGGTTGACGACATGCTCGGCATAGGCGAGCTTGACGTTGCTGAGGATGGATTCCTTGATCTGCTCTTTCTTGGTCTTGACCAGCTTTTCCAGAGCGAGGCGCTTCATGCGCAGTTGATCCTTGATGTGGTCGACCGTGCGCATCAGGTCGTCAATGCTGGCCGTTTGCGCGATCGCCGCCGCCTTGGCGCGCTCCAGATCCTTTTCGGCCGCATCGCAAAACTTGACGGTCGCCTCGGCGTCGGCGAAGTCCTGATCCGTTTGCAGGTCGGTCTTTATGTTGGCGATGAACCGCTCGGCTGCGGCCTTGAAGGTCGGCAGGTTGGTCGTGACGACTTCGCCGCGGATATTGGCGACCAGCGCAGGCAGGGCGATGATGGCTTCGGGGGCTGGCTTCTCGGCGAACTGCTTCGGCTCGTAGGTAAGCAAGTCTTTTTCAAACTGCTCCCAGCCAGCAATGATGCGCGCATGCCAAGCCGGGTCGGGGCGGACTTCCATGAACACCATGCGTTCTGGCGTGCCGTCCGATACCGTGAAAATGACCCGCTTGGCGGGCGTCACCATCGTGATCTGTTGGCATTGCGGCTGGAATTCATCCGGCAGAATCCCGGCCTCGACCGATGCGGCCAGCTCCGCGTTCCACTGCTTGTGCTCGAAGGCGGTTTCGTCGTCCATCGTCAGGCCGTCGAGTGACGCCGAAAGGCGGCGCGCGCAACCGGGCGGCAGCAGGTCGTTGGAGCAGGTAACGGGGTAGAGGTCTTGGCCGATGCGCGCTTCGATTAGCGGTCGCGCGAGGGCTTCGACTTCGTGGCCGTAGTCCAGAATGTTCGCCTGCACCCAATCGCTAAACTCCTTCGGCAGACAGGTGTATTTCATGTGCAGCAGTTCAGTGCGCTTAACCTTGCTCGACAGGCCGAGCATGGCTGCGGCTTCGCTGGCGCCAAAGTGTTCGAGGCGGAATTGGTGCCACTCTGCGCTTCCCTGAACTAGATCGTGAACGGTATACATTGGGGTTCCTTGGTTGTTTTATGGGGCCGGTCAGTCGTTCTCGTGCGCCCAGGAGTCGATAGTCTTTTGTTGGTCTTCGCTCAGCAGTTCGCGCGTCTGGATGGTGGCGATCAGCTGGGCGGGGGTCTTTCTGCCGGCGATGATGGTTTCGCGCCAGCCCGCTTTCTTCCGCTCGAAGTCCTCGTCGGAGCATTGCGGCAGATCTTTGGTGCGACCGGCTGGTGCGCCTTCGTTGCCCGGCTCGGTCACCGATGCGCCGTCAGCCTCAT